GTGTTTTTTTTTTTTTTTAATTGTATATTTTATACCGAGAGAGCACTTGGTAAAGGATAATTTCCTAAAATTTGTGTGTTATGCGTATGATTTAGCTTTCAACTAAGGTTGCCGACAGTACATTGACTGTTCCCGCAGAGCCTATCATCACTTTTGTTATTACGAGGCGCTTTCGCCTACCCCGCGCCACCTTTCGGTGTCCTTTCCGTATTACACTTCACACATTAAAATGAAAATTACCCTATTGGTCAAAAAGATTAATCTATCTCTTCCACCAAAGGACCACTTCCTCCTTTAAGTAACATTGGACCGTCTGATAGACTTCCAATATTTAAACCTAGTCCGTCTGATAAACCGGCGAAGAAATTAGCTGGGTTCCCAGTTAACGCTCCACCAATTGTTTTTGCAGTGGCTCCAAGAAATGAGACAACTTGAGAAGTTGCACTTTGAACATTCCTTAAAGCCCCCTTCTGCATAGCAATTTCTTGCTGTACAGGAGTTTTTGCTGAATTAACAACTGGTAGGGCACCAAGAACAGCACCTAATCCAACGGGATCAGAGTGAGCAACAGTTGGGTTTTGGACATTTCCAATAACCTCAACAAACTGAACAAGCTCATAATTCCAAACAGTTCCAGGAGTTCCTCCTTCGACATAAGCCATCATTTGTGATGCCTGATTGACGACAGAAGAATACCCAAGCTGATTCGGTGTATCTGGTCGATAATTGACGGATTCGGCCCTTCTAGTAGCTATAGCCTGACACGATGTAGGATATTGAAGCAAAGATGCTGAACTTGAACCTCCCAAGATAGCGGTATTCCCAGGTGAACGATGTAAAACTACAACGCCCGACCTTTGAAATTCACTACCTTGGTACATGATTCGTAGTCCACAGCCTACTATCCTAAACTCATTTCCTTGTGTGAATGCAACTGATTGCATAGGCGAATTTGAATTCGCCTGAAGAACTCCCACAAAAGGAAAGGGCTGATAAAAACCATTGGTAAACAAAGGTGTTGTGTACTCTATGACTGGTAAATCTGCACTAGGTTGAAAAACCTTAACTGCAGCGAAACCAGTTCCAAGAGAACCAATCACAAATGTACCTCTAGTAAGGGTCTTAAATTTATAAGAGGGGATTGCTATATGATCGGGAACACATGGTAGTTCAGGAAAACTTCCAAATGGGTTCGTTAAAGCCTTTCCGTACAATCTTGCACAGGAAGACAACATAGGACTCATATAGGAGTTACGAGGAGCATACTCATTCTCGAACTTTAGCAATGTCCGTGGTTTTGGTCTATAGGAAGACATATAGTCTTGATAACGTTTCCTTCTTGTAATGTCGCTAATTCCATTGAATTTAGCGCCATGTTTAATAACAAATTGCTTATATGATAGCATATTTTCACGCCTCCACCATCCTGGGGTAAAAATCAAACCCCACCGTGATAAAATTACTCAAAACCGCATACACGAGTCATCTGTGCCTTCCTACAACTAAGTAGAAATGAAAACTCCTCGTATAAATTGTCTTGCAAGCCAGGCATTTTAATTAAATGTCCAACTATATCATATAAAATGGGCCGCAAAATGTCATCCGCAAAAGAAACATATAACAAGCCAATTATTCTCTGAGCATAAATGTTCAGATCACATAATTCTTCACAATACATTATAGTACTAGCAACCTTATTTTGTCTTGGTAATGGAACATATTTTTTAAATTCATTATTGAACCCTATAGTACATCCCAAAAATTCAAAATCAGGTAATATCTTATCTATTACAGCCATACGGTCAGATCCAACCTTGACTTCTAAACCAAACTCCCCATACCTAAACCTCATACGCTCATCAAAGTCTACACAATAAAACTCTGGAGTGTATCCTGATAAATTGTCATCTCCCATAAGGTTAACACCTTGCTTTGATATCATATCATAATCTGGTACGCATCCATGAATTTCTTCATAAATACAAATTAAATTATAAATTTTTATCAAAACGTGTGCTAGACAATTATCAGGGGTGGTATTATTGGAACCGGAACGATTTCCTTGATGATTAACAAATACAAAACCATCTTGGTCACATTCTAATGAAAAAACAGTATGAAAGGCTACCCAATCAAACCATTCGGGGGGGTTTATAAGATACTTTTTGCGTATATTATAAATGTATTGTAGAACAGGTAAGGATCTATCCCAACCACTAATGTCACTCATATACAAGAAAAAGAATTTCTCCAATTTCTTGCACATGCGATGAAATCCTCCGTATTCTTTAGAGAATCCATAACGACACCAAAACTTACTTTGTTTACAGGCTTCCATAAATGATTTATTTTGGCCATCAAAGAGAAATTTCTGGTGCATTACAAAATCTACTTCAGATACTTTAAATGTTCGTATCTTATCTTCTAAAATGAGCATGAGTTTTAAAAACTCACGTTTTCCACAATTTTCAAAGATAGGAGGTGCGAAATTTTGAAGTCTTTCAGCGAACATAGGGGTATCAATAGCTTCTTCCTTTGTCGCAATACCATATTTCTTATAGGTTAAGCCAGGTGAGGCTTTACCATTGATTGTTGATTCACTCAGTCCAACTGCTGCAGTTAAAGGTCCTGCCATCATTCTCTCAAAATATTCGAGAGCGAGGGTAAAATTCTTATTCTTTGGGCATTTGAACGGAACATCCATCTTATCAATCGCTTTCTTCACATTAGCCTTCGTTGGAAGGACAACACGATGATCTGCTAAATTTTCAAGTACTTTATAATAATCTCGTTCCCGGAGATAATCATAAATTGGACATTCAAAACCCTTGTAGCCTAAGGGGTTTTTAGTGTATGGTATTGAGTGTGATATTTTCCCAATAACTTTCAAGTGTTTGTATCTAGAGGTTTTGATCTTACGAAAGTTTAATATCGGATCAAAACTCAGCGGACCTCTTAGAGGTCCGAGACCCCGTTTTTTGAACGTAAAACTTTTATTTCAAAATCAGACGGAACAAAAAGATTGCCTTTATTAGCGCCACGTGTTTCAACGTGACCGCCTAATAAAACAAGAGCATTAACATCGGTAACATAAGCTCCCCCACAATCTCCTTCTTCTGTCGTATTGTAAA